ACTTTACGCATAGGATCTAGCAAGCCATAATAAGGGCCGCTAGTATTTTGTGGGTTAAAATCGCCGTTTTGGTCTACGATACGCATAGTTAGCGTACCTGTTTGGAATTGGTCGGCCTGTGGGTTACGGCCTCTATTTGTTTGTATTGTATCTACTACGTTAGACACATCTACAATTACTGCCGCGCTATCTGCTAGCACGTTTGTATCTAATATGCCTGTATCTAAAATCATAGCTTGAGCAAAGCTAGGCCCAGTACTAAAGTTAATAACAGCGTTTATTACTGGCAGGGTCATAGGCCACCGGTGTAACGCAACGGGTCACCTTTACGCTCTAGATCTAATATAGCTTTTTGTACAGCTTGGCTTATTGTGTCCTCACTACCTACTACACCTGCATTTACATTTACAGTTATATTATCGCCCATCCTAAAGCGCCCTGGGTCAAAGCTGCCAAAACTAGGCAACCCACTAGAGCTTACGCTAGCTGTAGCTATATCTAGCGCGCGTATGCTTTCTGCAAATAACGCATCTGCAAGCGCTAGCTCTGACTCTGCCAGCATACTTACAGCATCTGCGTGTGCCTCTACAGCTCTTATAGCCTCTGGGTCACCTGCTACATAGCGGCTAGTTATATCTGGCGCTAAATCGTTTATAGCTGTCCTATCTTGGCTAGGCATAATAGGGCTTAAAAAATCAAACTTAGACCCCATAATTTCGTTTAATTTGCGTATAGCTGCATCTAGGTTATCTAGGTTTATAAGGTCTTTAGGCTTAAACTTTTCTAGTATTTTGTCTATCTCACCTAGCTTGTAGGTCTGGCCTGTAAGCGTACCTAATATGGCTAACTCTGTGTTTAGTTGCTTAGACAGGCTTGTAGCCCTGTCTGCATCTTTATCGGCTATAGCATCCTCAAGATCTAGCATTAACTGTTTAACTGTTAAGCGCTGTGCATCATTGGCTAGCTGTAGTTTTTGCTGGTCTGTAGCGTTTACGCCTAGCTTTTGTATATTTTCTTGCGTTGCTAGAATTGCTGCCGCTATCTGTATTTGATCTAAATCAAATACATCTTCACCCTTGCCAAGTGCTAGGGCGGCTTTGTCTAGCTTGGCTTGTTTTTCTTTTTCTTTTGTTTTTAATATCTCGGCGTTAGCTTGTTTTTTAGCAAGATCTGCTAGCGCCTTTGCGCGTTTAGCTGCCGCTGCATCTAGTTTAGCTATTATTTCTTTTTGTTTTTTTGTAAACTCTGTTTCTTTGCTAGTTACTGTTTCTGGTCTATCATACATAGCCCCTAGACCTATTGCCCTAAATCCAAACTCTGGGATACGCGCTAAAAATCCTAGTGCAGCTCCAGCCGTCTTTAATACATTAGCAAATCCTGTAGCTAAATTATCTATAACTAATTGTGCATCACTAACCTCACCGCTACCAGCAAAATTACCTAAACCCTCTACTAAACCTTCACCTATTGTTATCTTAGCGTTTTCACCTGCTAAAGCTAATAGCTCTAGCTTAAATGCTGTTGTAGTAAAATAATCATCTGCCGCGCCTTGATTTAATGTTAATAGTATTTCTAGGTTTTCTGAAAACGATTTAGCTGCTAATTCTGCTTCTGTAAACCCTGTTTTATATTTTTCTAAACCTTTAGTGCTGCCTAAATAAGCCTTAGTTAAATCTTCTGTTACTGTGGATAACGCTAGGCCAGAGCCTCGGCTAATAATTATAGATTTATTTAATATATCTTGCGCTTTAGTTAATGATCCTGTAGTAGTTAATAAATCTTGAAATGCTGGCCTAAGCTCAGTTCTAGATATACCAGCTGTTCTTTCCAAGCCTTCTATAAACTTAGTTATAGACGGATTAGCAAAACTTAAACCTAAATTATCTACAGCCTTAGTTAATTGTACGGCTGCCTTTTCATCTTCTGCAAAGGCTTTTACAAAGATTTTACTAAACTTTAATGCAGCGCCGGCGGCAAGGCTTATGCCTAAAGTTTTACCTAGACTTTTTACCTTTTTTTCTAATTTGTTTACTGCTTTTTCAGACTCTAAAAAGCCTTTGCCCGTTGCTTGGCTAACTATATTTATTAGTAATTCGGTAGCCATTATGCAGCCATCTTTTCTTCAAACTTATACTTAGCATTTTCTATAGCTTTCAGCAAAGCTCTTAAAGCCACGCCGTTATCCTCTGCATAGGCTCTATACATAGCGCGGCCTGTTTGTTTGCGTGTTGGTCTGCCTTTCATACCTTTAGGCCTAGCATTTACTAAAGGCCCTGTGCCGTTTAAGTTATCTAAAAATTGTTGCCCTGCATTAGGGTTTAGGCTAGTTGAGTATGGCTTACCCGTGTTTGTTGTTTTATCATAAACTCCATTTATATAACGATCTACTACAGGGCCTTGTTTTCTACCGTTTGGATTTAAGCGCCCCGCAGTTTCATAAATTGCACCACCCGCGTTAGCTTGTTGTATTCTAGCTAAAGATACAAACCCGGATTTATTAGGCTTAGACGGTGTGACCCTATAACCTAAACCGCGCTTAGCATCACTACTACTAAAAGTTGGAAATGCCCTGTAGTTAATTGTATCTATGCTAGCTATGCCTTTAACCCAACCGCTTAATAATCTTGAGTCTGCCGGTATAAAACCTCTAGCCCTAGCTACTACAGGGCGTAGTGCATTAGCCATTTCATCTTGCGTTTCTTTCGCTAAATCTGGCATATATTTTTTTAAGGCAAGTCTAAGCTCAAGCGCGTTTTCTACCTCTGTTGGCATCTTGCACCGCCTTAGCTCTGTCTGTTAAAACCTTTAATATATTCTTAAACATTACATCATCTAGATCTAGCAAGTACTGGGGCGCTATGCCTGTTTCTACCGCAATTTGTGCGATTAGATAGCCAAAACTACCGCGCCCCACTACTCCAAAGGGTTATCATCTGTAACCTCAACTTTAGCTAAGGTTTCTAGAAAATCTGCCCCAAATGTTTTTACTACTTCGCCGCTAGTGCGTAAGCACTCCCAGGCTAGCCAGTAAACATCACTTTGCTTCTCATCATCTCTAAAGGCTTTGTGAAAACCTTTTTTAGCATACTGCTCAAAGGCATACTCAATACGGGGCGTAATCTTATGCTCGGTTACGCTGCCGTCTGCCCTTGTTATTTTAAGCTGTGCCATTGTTGCCCCTTTGTTTTAGTTATGGTGTGGTGTCTACTACGATTACAGAGTTACAAGTAAATGTAATGCTCTGGGTACTAATATCAGCAACAGATCCGTTAATATCTGTAGTGTTATTGACTAATACTGTGGTTTGATATTCTGGATTAGTTGCTGAAACTATCGCGCTTGTCTGCTTAAGTGTTAGCGGTACAGTAGTACCCCACGCGGCTTGCAAGGTTGCAAGTACGTTTGATGCTGCCGTATCGTTTAGAAAATCAAGCGTGATAGTGCTGGCCTCTAGGCCTTTTACAAACTTATGCGCTGTGTCGCCCATAGCTGTAACTTCTAGCTCATCAAAACTACGGTTAATAGTTGCGCTAGTAACGTGATCCGACAAGGCCACGCTGTTCAGCGTGACTACTACGCCGTTAGAAAGAAAAATTGCCATTTGTTATGCCTCGTTTTCTGTTGTCGGTGTTTCTGTGTCTTTTACTGCTTTTTGCTTTGTTTCTTTAATCTCTTTAGGCAATTCCTGGCCTATCTTGATTAAGAACGCTTTATCCTCATCTGTAAGTGCCATTTTAGCTCCAGCTCGTTAGTACGGATATTTGTAAATCGCTTGTAAGCAAATCACCGCTAGGCAGCGCCAATACGCTAGGAGCTGATACAGCGGTAACATTAAATACGATACTGCTAGCGGCTAATAGACCAAACACAGCCACTATCGTATCCTCTATGCCTTGTAGGTTGCCTTCATTAGAAAACATAGGCACGGTCATAATAATCTTAAAATTAGCATAGGCGATATAGTGCTTGCGTATTATTGCTAGGTGTTAGGTAAGGATCTGCCGGGGCTACTACTACGCTGTTAGCTACTATTGTGCTAGGTGGAAAGCTAAAGGTAGACCAGACCGCATTATTAGCTAAGGCAGCGGCTATAGTAGATCTAAGGGTAGTTATTGCGGCTGGCATTATCCGACCATAGCGCTAGGGTTTAGATACGGCGCTAGAAGGCCGCGTACAGATGCCATAAGGGTATTACTCATCTTAAATGGGCTAGGGCTAAAGCCATCTACGCTTACGCCGCCTGCCTGTGTGCTAAAGCGGCTAGTCCAAATATTCTCAGCTATCATCAAAGCGGCAGCGTTAATTGCAGGTGTATTAGCGTAGCTTGCGGTCTTTGTATCCTCACCGGTCATAGTGCCGCTAGGTACTACGCGCCTAAAGTTTTGATTACTAGCTGTTTTTGCATACTGTATAAAGCTGTAACCCTGTGGGTACTGGTAATAGTTAAGCTGTAAATTAAACGCTGGTAATAGGCTAGTGCTACCAGAGCTAAAAGGTAAGGTACTAGTAATTGTGTAGCTGCCGTTAAAAGTAGTGCCAGCCCCGGCTACTGTGACGGTTTGACCAGTAGTAAATAGGCCGGGGTTGGCTATCATTACTGTAGCTACGTTACTTACTAACGCTGTTCCCACTACAGGTGCAGAGTCAAACCATAAAAAACCGTTTATTAAATCTTGCGCCGTCTGGCAGGTGTCCTCTATCCAAGTGTAAGAATCGTACAAAGTGCCTACACCTAAAGATGCTTTTAATGTAGCAGCGTTAACATAAGTGGCTGGCATATTTGTACCTTTCTTTGTAGGTCTGGTAGAGCCAAAGGGCTAAGGCCCTACCAGACTATTAGTTATTTATTAAGCGATATTTAAGCGGCAGATACCGTTAGGAATCTTGGCAATAGTTGCCATGAAGCCGTAAATAGCTACCTGTACTTGTAGGTTTGATACTACGTTTACGCTCATGTAAGCCTGTGGGCTTTCATAAACAGTAAATGCCTCTGGCGCAAGAATAAACGCAGAGTTATCAACGACTCCAGCGGTCATAAATCTATCTACATATAGGTCTAGACCTAATACGTTACCGCGTACAGAGTTATTAGCTACCTGACCAGCTGCGTTAGCAAGTGCTGACGGATTTGGCTGGTAAGCGTTAAAAATTGGGCGGCCTGTGGTATCTACTGCACCTAGTAGTAGGTTGTAAATACCTGTGCTGCCTACAAAGTTCTGTGCAAAGTAACCGCTGTTTTTGTAAACGTTAGCTGTGCTTTCAGCGGTGTAAGAAATTATACCTGCCGCTGTAGCTGCTACGCCTGTGCTAGTAAAGCCTGTTGCGTTAATTGCACTTATTACAGCGCTATCTGTTGCGTTCATATATGCGTTCTGCATTTGCTGTGTTAATTCAGCAAAAAAGCCCGGATTATCTGTACGCTCTAGTAGTTCTACAGACAGAGTGTTCATACCAGCATACTTATTTACAGTTCCAGTTAGATACTCAGTAACCATACCTGTATTAGATACAGCTCCAGCCTCTGCCTCAACAGTAACGGTAGGTGCTACACCTGATAAACCGCCGTTTGAGTCTACAAGTGCAGGTACGTTAATTGTGTTGCCCTTAGGTGGCAAAACTCCACGGCTGCAAGCATCTACAGCGCTGCGTGGAAAACGTGTGTTAGAAATGAATTCTGTTAGGTACTGGGTGGGATTAAAACTTGGATTTGTTGTCCAAGAATCGTCAGCGGCTGTTACATATAGCTTTGACTCATCATTACCTAAAGCAGCTTTGATTTTATGCTCTGTGTATGCGCCCATAGATGTAATTGGTGTGCGTACTCTTTGTGAGTTAAGCGCACTTGGCTTAATAATTCTGCGGCTGGCCTCTACCGGTTCGGTAACGCCCTCGGCATCTTTTGACTCATAGCTAACGCTCTTTAGCGTTACTGTTGCACCGTCTGGCAAAAATGTTGCCTCTGATGCCATTTCTTCCGGGGCTTTATCCACGGTTTCTCCTGTCGTTTCTGTTGGTTGGTTTGGATCTACTGCGTTTTCCTGTGCAGCAATTTTTAACACGGCAGCGCTTGGAAATGCAGCGCTCTCTACTAGAGATACCTCTTTCAAGGTAGCAGCCGTAACTAGCAGATAATCTTTTTCTTGGCGTGAGTCCTCTACCTCTACACCTACGCTAAGCCCATCCATTAGCTGTTCTTGTGCAAGCAAAATTGCATCTGTGCCGCGTGTGCTAGCGCTTACCTTAAAGCTGCCATAAAGTCCGGTCTTATTACTGGTAACGCTTTGCATACGTCCTACAGGCTTACTGTTATCGTGGCTCATAAGTAGTTTTATCTTGCTTGGCTCTGGCACGGTTATAGAGTTTTCTGCAAAGACTACGCGCCCGGCGCTTGTGTTGCCTACTTCTCCATACGGTGCAATTTTGCCGCTAATCGTGCGCCTATCGCCGTTATCTACTGCCTCTATGTTGCCGCTAAATGTTAGTAGCATTTACTATTCCTTTATCTAGTCCATCTGGGCTTAATTCCTCTAACGCTTGGGCTTGCTCTACTGTAATTAGACCTAGCGTTAGCATTTTTTCTATTGCCTCTAGTCTTTTTAGCGTATCAGCGCGTAAAAATGTTTCATCAAGTGCAAATCTAACTATGTTGCCGCGCCGGGTAATATCATCCATAGATAAACGGTTTTCAATAGCGCTAATAAATGGCTGTAATGAGTAAGCTACAAACTCTTTGCGCCCGTCTATGATATTTTGATAAGTCATAGAGTTATTCATATCGGCACTTATGTAATATGCCGGTACGTTCATTAATCGGGCTATCTCTGTAGCTAGGTACTGGCTACTTTCGTTATAGGTCATATCTTTAGGGCTATAACCCACAGGCTGATAATCTAGGGTGCTAGTTAAGTAAGCGGTGCTGCGATTATTACGCGCTGCCTTCCACGCGGCTAGCAGCCCGCTAATTTGTGCCTCTGGTAAATCTGCCCCACTATTCTTAATAAACCCTGTAGCCATAGGCGTAGCAGCTGCAACGCTAGCCGCTTTTTGTATATCTAACGCGGCCTGTATTGTGCGCCCGCCTGTTTCTAATACACCTGGTAACAAACTTTGGAAAGTAACTAGAGATCCTACGCCGCTATCTGGTACGCGTTGCCCGTTTATAGAGTAGTAATCAACCTCATCACCGTATTTATCTGTAGTTACTGTAACGCGTGTATTAGCTACCCACTCAAAGCCGCTAGGCCTTAAATCATCTTGATAAACAGAATTAACACGCAGATAACCAACCCCATATAGTAATAATGACTCTACTAGGTAAGCAATAGTTACGCTGCGTGGCTGTCTTAAATCAAATTGATCTAGCCAAACTGGGTTTTCTAATTTACGCCCTGTACTTTTTTGTATTAGCTCTAAATCTATACTTGCAATTACTCCACAAATTAAGTTACGGCATCTGCTAACGGCTGGCACTTGCAAAGCTAAATTTCTATCTATAAATGGTACGCCGTTTGTATTGTATAAACCGCCAAAACTATAAACACCCGCGCCGTATGTCTGCGACATAATAGGCGGCGATAATTGCGCCTCTATGTCTTTTTTGCCTATGCCTAGTGTCTGCAATAATCCCATTGGCGCATTATGTCCTATATGTCAAGTATAGGTACATATTTTGTGCTATGGCGTGTCTAGGCGTATACCTTTGCTTCTGCTACCGGTTGCGCCATTATGTGTATAACCATAGCAAGACCAATAGGTATATCTACAGGCCCGGCAGACTTGCGCCTCACAATACGCCACGCGTCAGGGGTCTGTTTAGCTGCACAGTTAGCCATTTGCTGTATTAACGCATCTTGCCCACTATGTCTTAGGCGATCATTAACTAAAGCATCATACATATCGCTACAGGCTGTGTAAAAGGTCTGCCCCGATATATCCCGGGTCTGTACCCCTGCATTTTGTAGCCTTTGCGCAATACTGGCAGTAGTGTATTTGTCGTAGCAGACTAAACGCG